AACAAAACCTAATCAACATGACCACTTAAAAGGGACTCAGATTGGTTCTCTAATCTTGTTTTCTTGGTTTTGTTGTGGTTTGTTATTGTATTATCTCGTTCTCCCTCTCTCAGTTTTTTTCATAAGAAGATCTATGTGGAACTGAAGCAAATTTAGGAGTCCCAAGCTGGCTCTACCTCTGGGTTAACAACCTCGAATCCAGAGTTTACAGGGTAGACCTCTTGGCGAAAGCTCGGATCCATCAAATCAAAGAGCCCGGTTCTTTCCTCCAGCATTCCCATGTCAAGTCGTCGATTTTGATTGGCTAATGTATGATTGATGAAGTCCCAGTTTATCGGCTCCCTGTGGGAGGATCTCGGAATCCGTCTTTGGCAGAAACGAATGATTCTCCCAATCTTGGCGATCTTGTCATCCAAATGGAATGTCTTCCTCTTCTGCAGCATCTTGGAAAGGGACCAAATGGGGACATGTAGTCTCTCGCCCCTGATTTTAACTTCCTTTACCCCAAGCCATATGGTGATGGTGTCATTCAAGAAGTTCTGGCAAGTCTGGGCCAGACGCTCGTTTTTACAGTCCATGGCTAGCCACATGTGAAATCCCAACATGATGGTCAAGATATGTAGGCAGGTCTGATCATTGGGCACTTGAAACGCCTGGTGCAGAGGTCTGTTCATCTCGATCCTGTCATTCGATACTAGGGCCATTGTTAAGAGGATGCATTCATGACCCTTGATGGTACCATGACCTCCCCACATTTGAGAGATCTGCGAGATTACTGCCCCTCTTATTCCGATAGCTTGTAAGTCAACTCGAAACTCTGCGATGGGATCTGGCATCAACAGCCGGCTAGTGAATATTCGGTTGGGTTTTTCTTGAATTGAGCAGGCTCTCCGGAACTCATCTTGAAAAGATCTGTAACAGTAGCAGGAGGAAAGGAAACCACTCAAGAGTTCCAAATCCGGGAAGAGTGCGGAACCATAGTCGGATTTGAAGTTCTGTCCGACAATATACACTTCAGATGTTTTTGAGGAGCTGATGCCTGTTTGCGTGAGATGGACGGTGTTCATCTTGTAAAAGAATAAGTGCAAGGGGGATCTCTCGCTGAGTATCTCAGCCACATAACTCTTGACGATGATGGTGCTATTGTGGTCCATTATTCGAGGAAGATATTCGGACAGCAACAGCATTATTTGCTTGATCGAGTCATAATCCATTACCTCCATATCAAAGACTGCCAGATTCAGGGATAGGTTGTAGTTCCTTTTTAGCCTCATAAAGTTATCCCAGGTCGATCGTTCTCTTAGATCCGAAGGTTCTTTCCAGGCAGTGAAGAAGTTGACACATCTCTCGCTAGCTTGACCGGGAGCATGCTCAACTGCAGCAGGAGGAGAGGGTCTTGTACCCCTCAGAGCAACCTTGGTGATATCGGGCAGACTGTTGAATATCCCTCTAGAAGATGGGTAACGATTGAGGAGGTGAGCAGTCCCTCCGCCTGATCCGTCACCCCCGCATATGAAGTCCTTGCAAGATACCACAAAGTGGCGAAGAAGCTCTTCCAACTTGTAGAACATACCGGTAGATCGCTGAATGATACGTAGTCCGGACACTAAGGGCATTTGGTACTTTCCCGGGGGTTGCAAGCCGGATGTTGTGGGGATCGGCATGTAATGGACTCTTGCTGCGGTCACTCCAAAGCGGGGCATCTGGGTGTGATCTAACCAAACCTTGGGACGAGCGATTGCTGTAGGAACATGAATCTCCTTGCAAGCGCTCCTGATGTCATATCCACTCATGTATGCTCTGGTTATCGGCATGATGGACTGGAAATCTTCTTGGGGAGCTTTCCCTTCTCTTATGAGTCCTGATATTTCAGCTAAACCAACTAGATATCGCTGGCTGGATTCGTCCAGTGCCCTCTTGAACATCAGTTTGATAGCTTTATCAGCCATGATGAATAGTCCGATTGTTCCGTCCCCTTGGAGATCAGTGAATAACCAGATGTTCTGGTATTTGGTCTTGTAGTCATCATCCACAAACAGTAGCTCGTAGGCATCGGTAAAGTAGGACAAGATTTGATTTCCCGTATCCAAGTTGGAAGAGGGATATTCAGCAGGGACTTTGTAACGTGTAGACATCAACTCATGCTGAAAGTTGGGATGTCTAGTCATGTTGATGAAGGCATTATCCTGGCACATCTTGTTTAGAAGTGAGTATGTTAAAGTGCTTAATGCTGGACGAGGCTTCCGATTCTCCCGTTGATTGCGCTTATGAATGGAATTTAAGGCAGCGGCTCTCATGACACCATCCAGGAGCCCAGCAAGAAAGGGTTGCGGATACAAATGACCAGATGTTCCAACCGGAAATAAGATGCCATTGACTTCACGCGACCGATGGGACAACACTTGTTCGCCGTAACAGAACCCATGAGCACGTCCTATTTGATAAGATTGCTCGAACTGAGACAAGGCTGTCCAATCATTCAACGGTATACTATAGACGACTTTAGATTCAAACCACTCGACTGAGTCTGGTTTCCATTTGGAGAGCAGATGATGTATCGGGGAGAAGGTCATCACATAAGGGCAGTCCAAATCCGGCTCTGTGATCTCCCTGAGATTGAGGGAATTGGAGATGTGTGTGTGATATATTTCACCGTGTTTCTTCCCCTCGTGCAGTAATGAAGCAGTTTGCTGAGCAAAGATGATTGAGCACTGGAACATGAAGTCATAATTCGTGTCGCCTAAGTCTGACATGGAGTCAGTGGTGACTATCATTTGCGATGAGTATGACGGGCTATTGGCACAATATCCTCCAGATGAGGTTTTGTAGTTCCTGAATCGATGGGGAGCGGATCCTGATCTAATGCCTTGAACAGAACTGGTTTCGTGTAATTCTCCTGTAGAACTTTCTATCATCTTGAAAATTGATTTTGCCAGATTTGAATCGGGATCAACAAACCACTTGATGACCCGTCGAAGATCGGATGCGCGCTTGACAAAAGGTATTCTGGTCTCCTTTTCCCATTGTTTTAGGATGGTGGTCATTTCCTGGGTCCTTGATCCCAAGTATGGAGGGTATTTTCCTCTTGTCACCGATGTGAAAGGCTGGGGGATTATTGTGGTTATGAAGGATGTTGGGTTCGTCCCTGTTGTGCAACCCCTGCAGTTATCTCCAGCCCTCTCGGTCAGCCCAAACATCTCAAGGGGATGCGGGACTGTAGATCCAATAATTTTCCTGGCAAATGACATGTTCCGGAGGTTGTCAGCGTGGTCTGCGGAGCAGGCCCATATGGACTTCTGTGTTGCGGTAAAGGTGCTCTTCAGCACCAGGGACACAAATGAGGCTAGCTCGCTTTTCGTAAGTTGTCGATGAATATCAGAGTAATTTGACAATATGGTCTTGTTTCGGATTGATCTGGAGTTCTCAAATAGACTGATAAGGGACTCAAATATTCCGCATGCAGTCCCCCCGTACATCTCCGACACGAAGCGAGGGAAGCAAGGGGTTATGGTTGACAAGTGAATGACTATCTGATCATAATTCTCTTTGTAATACTCTAATGATGTCCTGATCATGTGGTTTCCGATCTCTTCGCTTCTGTTGATGAGGGAGAGCTTGACTTGTTCTTTTAGCACACTCATTGCGCTTATACTCTTGGGGATATTAAGGGCGCTGGGATCTTCTATCAATTTGATAAAGTGACTGTCCTCATAGCGTAGTAGACGTGGATGCCCCATCTCAATTGCAAAGGCACGTAGTTGTTCGGATGTAGTATGATCCGCAATTACCTTCCAGAATGATAGGGACTCTGTGACCGCGTCCGGAAAGGCCCGGACATGAAATCGTGCGTAGGACATTCCGCCTACTCCCCCCAATGATGGGTCCAAGGACATGTAGGCGATTTTATAAAAAACACTCTCTAAAGGATTCACTGTGTGTTTAGATACTAGAGCCTTAAGAGTACTGCACAGCCCGGGGTGGTAGAGCTCTAACACTCTTCTGACAAAGTTTGCCAACCAGTTGTACTGAATCATGGCTCTGATAGGTGATTTGGAGAAATGGGCGACAGTTAAGCAATTAGTGCTGACGGCGGACAATGTGCTGCCTATAGTCAATAATTGATCGTTTGCTGAGCACGTGACTCTGGAGTATCTCTTTTCCTCTAAGCAGCAGATGTGGCCTCTGAAGATCACTACCTTCCCATAATTGGTGAAATCGGCGGATTGCATTGTTTCGTCTTCATTGATAACAAGTCCTAGCTTCTCGATACCAATCCGGACTGAGCTTATTAATCTGTCGTTGTTGTTTACTATGTCTCTCAAATTGTTGACCAGTTCCTCCTCTGTCCGACTGTAACGGGGGGTGTAATTACAGCAAATAACTTGGTTGTCCCCTTGAGCTAATACTTTTATATTGACATTAGAAAAATCAGCTTGCTCCTCAATCATCAGTAGGCTCAAGATGCTCCAACCCTTTTGACGCAAACCTTCTAGTCCACCCGCCTGTCCTTGCCAACATCCTAGGTGTTCTGGGCTTCTGTTTGTGACTTCCCCTTGACTCACTGTCAACCAATCAGGTCGGGCTTTATAATAAATCAGAGAATTTTCAAAAAACTCATGAGTTCGTGATATGACTCGTTTGTATCCGAAGAACTTATCCATGACAGTGAATGTCGGTTTGGTTGCTTTGTCTCTTTGCATGTTGTTCCATTTTCTATAATCGATATGATTAGAGATCCCTATGGAGTCGCAGCCGTCTATCCCTTGGCCAGAGGTGCATTCTATCAATTTTTTCACAAGGGTTGAATGGTCATCACTCATGGTCAATCCCGAGAACAAGGGGACGAAATGAGTTTTTATCAAGTACTCAGTGAACACAAAGTATTCCCTAAGTTTCCATGTCATCAGTGCAAAAAACCGCCCAATGATCTTCAATTCTCTCTCCTTTGCACTTAATCCGATTGCCAAGTGGTCTTTCTCTAGCCCATGCTCGTCTATTTCGCGTAGGAGTTCCTTGAAATTAGTTGGAGGAAGTTTGATGAGTGCATCCAGCACCTTCCGGCTCTCTAGTCTCCTATATGGGTCACTGTTTAAGTGATTAACAATTTCGGATAAATTCATTGAGTACGACTTATCACTGTATATAAGAGACGGGTCTGACAACTCAGGTATGTCGAAGCACTGAGTCAAGGGGAGTAGATGCCACCTCGGTCCAAAGGCATCGATTACTGCAGGCGGAGGCCATGTGTTATTCCGGATGTGCGGGTCCAGTACCCCAAACTCTTCGGGGTGATTGATGTCAACAAACCACTGCTTCTTCTTGTGAAACTGATCTTTCAAGACCTTTTTCGCCAGGTTGGAGGCTAGCTTTTCTGCGTATGCCTCATCCACTTCCACCTCTTTTGTGACATTTTCATGCAATTTGCGTAGACCTTCTTCATAGTCGATGAAAGGGTGTCCCCAATGTCTGAAGCACCCATACGCAGTCAGGGTTACCTGTAGGTTGTCCAGGTTCTTGATTAGGAGCAGGAATTCCTCTGCTCCCGGCATCTCCATTTCTAGCTCTCTCCTAGTGTTGACCAGATGTTCCTCAAATCTAGGAAAAGGCGGGACTAGAGGCCTGTGTAATGCAGCTAACTCCACAAACTTTCCGTTGCAATGAGGCTCCACTGCTGCCATAATGTTGTATGCTCTGTTTCCGTATTGTCCGAGCAGTCTGTCCCCTGACCTATACAGGTCTATTATAATGTCCAAGTGCCTGCTATCATAATCACTTTCGTACCGTGACTCGATATTCATGAGTGTCTGGTAGCGTGCTGCTCCCATATCTTTCATCATCAGCACAAGATCCCGGTCAAGTAGCAAGTTCAATTCGGGGATAAAACAATAACCTTTTGTGAGCCAGATTTTCCCAAAGATTTCGGATTCAAAATAAATCCCGCGGCGGATGTCTTTCTGAATTCCCAACCCTCCATCAAGAAGGCTTTGTATCTCTAGTTCCTGCTTTGCATTAATAAAGCAAGTTAGAATGTGGAATTCAATGAAGATCTGGAGCATGCTGATGGTATACACATTCATATATTTCCGGCTTTCATATCTCAAGTGCTTCTGTAACCAGTGAAGGACATAGATACGGAGTACCTCAAATGTATTACAAGCATCATTGTCGACCGTGTCTATTAGATTGTTTGCTCTGGTGAAAAGTCTAGGGTTCATTCTAGCTAAATGGCCGAATAACGCTTTGTGGATATCAGACACCCTTACAAGTGCCCTTGGTATGACGTGAACACTCTGAGCCCATGATGACACCTCATCCCAACTGGGGTGATAATGCAGAGGGTCTTTCCTGCCTTCTTCTAGATAGGCTATTAGGTTAGATAGCTGATCCGGTAATAGTGGAGAATCAAGGGTGTAATCCGAGTTGTTGATGAAATCTTTCAGGCGCGGCAATTCCAGGTCTCCTATTTCCGGGTATTCCTCTGAGGTCCATTCTGAATAAATGTTATCTGTATGGTCAAAGCCAGATTCCATATAATTGTCTCGATCGTAAAAATCCATGTTGATTTATTGATGATTTTTGTTAGTTTTTTTCATAATGGCACATTAAGGAGTGGAAATACACCAGGTGTCGGTTGTCATTCATTTGCTTGCTTTTGAGATGGACACAGCCGCTTGAGGTCCATTGACATACCTAACCAGGTCATATCCTTGTGGTGTCTTACCTTTCTTGGGAGAGCAAAGGACTTTTCTAAGGACACAGGCCGTGACTTGGATGAAGATGATCAATCCGAGGATATAGAGAACACATTTCGTCACGGTCAGAATTGTACTAGTGACCAAGTCTCCGCCAGCTGTAGCCACAACATCCAAGATGTTCTTTGAATGGTCATGTTGTAAAATCATATTTTTAAGTAATGAGCCCAATCCAGGGTGTGTCTGATGATCCGCACCATCACTCAGGGTCTGTGTCATGTTTGCTAACTTGACGTCAAGATTCAAAACACGATCGTAAAACAGAGAAGGAAACGACAATCTTTCCGAGGTCTCGTCCCAGACTATACCGTTAGGGCCCATAAACAGTCCAGGGGGGGTCAACTTTGTCCATAGAGACCACTTGATGGTCTCAGAGGATGATAAGGAACTTGTCAGATTGACCATGGACTCAGCTGCTACTACCTCCCTGTAATTGGTTAGACCTCGCTTCAAAACACCCGCATTGTCTACAAAATAGACATACCCTTCTCCCGGGCCCTTCTTTGACATGAGATACAGATCAGATGGAGCAATGGATCCACCTTTAATAACCCTCTCCCTGGAATCTTCACACTTCACCTGAACAAGCTCTCTTTGGATGAACTGATCTTCCGCCAGTACATCCTGGTTCGCGGGGTCTATCTCATAACGGATCTGCTTTGGGCATTTCTTCAATTTCAATTGATCAAGGAGTACAGATTCGCAGGACAGTAACTCACGCCCGGACAAGTACAAAGTCGGTCTGTGACAATAATCGGTCAGACAAGCTGACAATAAGGAATAAGTTCGATGAACGGAGTCTCTCAGATACGACCCTGTCCGATTCCTCAGAAGTAAGAAATTCTCCGGTTGTAGGAAACAGGACTCACTATTGGTGGTCCAACGCATCCACATACGAGATCTTGAATTCGTCAGACAGTGATGATTGTCACAACTAGTCGGATCTATCCCCCCTAGCGGATAAAGGTTGGTCAGTGGTTCATAAGGAATGTCTTCTTTTACTATTAGGATTGACTTTGCCTCTTCAGAGTTTGAAGAGCACCAGGAGCACTGGGCTGGAGGGAAAGCAGGGAATGACAACTGACCCTTGAGAAAATCCTGCAATGCATCTGAACATTCAGTGTAACTGACTGGGTTGTCCCTAGAAACTCGAACAACATCTGTTCCCCCAAAGCAACTCTCCGTGCATTTTGTGATCATTACGACTCCTATGCACCAAAACCCGGATTCCTGTCTTGTCAATGCTCGGCTGACCCTGCTGCATTGAGAGGGTGAAATGTCAACAACCTCGGTTTTGACGGATTCAATTCGAGGACATGACAGGTCTATAGGATTTACTCTCTCCCACTGTTTAGGCTCATAAGATGGAAGTAAGATGGAAGAGGTTCTCTCCCCTATTATCAAAAGGATCAGCAGTGAACGAATGCGATTAAGTCTCTTCATTTTATGATTCTTGTTAGTTTTTTTCATAGCAAGATACAGTGCTCAATGTTGAACAATGAAATCTTCTCCGTCTTCAACCTTGACCAAATCTATTGTGATGTTGAATTTCAAGCAAGTGGCTTTGAACACCCGAAGGCACTCAGCCTCATCTGCTGGATTGGCATGATCATTCAACTCCCTCCCAACTAGGTCCTTTAGTGAACCGCAAGTGGTGTTCGTGGGTTTAAAAGAACAGCAGAAGCTAATGAACCCCGAGACCCCTCGATATGAAGTGTCCCACCTCTTTCTCAATATATACTCCTTCTCCAACACAGACGGACTTGAGGATAATAGGATGACTCTGTCAGATATAACTGCAGAGTACTCTTTGTACGCCCCATCTCCATCAGACAGGGCTGACTTCAGTAATGCTAGGGCATATAGTGTATGTATCCACTTTCTCATGTCTGCCTGACATGTTAAATCATCCAAGATCGCTTGGAAAAAGCAGATCTTCTCCTCAAGAGATTTGAACTCTCTATTTACCACCGCTATGGTCTTGATTTCCATGACACAGGACATCTTGAAAGGGTGTCCCTCAGCGAGCGATTGCCTGTCTGTCTCCGACATATTTTCAGTCACGTAAGAGTATATACTGAAGGGGTCAGGATCCTTAGAGCACGCGAATGATTTGCGTTGAGACTTCGGTCTTAAACCCCACATTGCTCTTAGTGCCATATTTTCTTGTATTCTTGTTAGTTTTTTTCATATGGCTTCATTTAAGTGCGCTTGACCCTAGCAGCAGTGAACTTGGATGGAAAAACAAATCCCCTGTACTTGAAATACTCTTTGGCAGCATCTAGGGGATACTTGCGAATGTAGGCAGAAGACAGTTTCATTTCCTGCTGAACTTTGCCACGGAGAACAATACTCTGGACCTCAGTGGATGAGATAAGTTCAATGATGAGAGTCTCGAACTTTTGCTTCCTTTGTGGGGCAGGTGCAGCTGCAGCAGCAGGGGGTTGACCTTGGTTTTGGTTCGCAGGCTCAGGTGCAGACGACGCAGAAGGAGCCGGATTTGACGGCTCAGATGCTGACGAAGTAGAGGGCATCGGATTTGTCGGGACATCTTTCTTATCAGGATTCCCGGATGCAGCAGGGGTAACTACAGTTGGTCTGCGATAGATCAGACGGATCTCTCCGTCTCCCTGCGCGACAGATAGGAACTCCCCGAATTCCGGGTGAGCATGACCTTTCAACATGTCCTTGATGAAGTGACGCAAATCATTGTGCTCGGATTCAGGGATGTACTTCGGAGTGGGATGTCTTTCCACCCAGATTTGATCATCCGTGTCGAGATCGCATAGGTTCTCGTCTAGGTCTTCGGAGTGCTGAGCATCCTGTGCCTCTGTCTCAGGCTGCTTAGTTTCCGCAGCGGGTGACTCTTCCTCTTCTGTCTTTTGCCGGCGAGGGGGATTCAGAAACATTGGCGTATCCGACTTGGATGCCGGCTGCTTCTGACCCTTTTGTGCCTTCTTTGGCTTCTCTGTTCCTGATCGAGAGCTGCTTGGTCGCAACGCTGACGAAACATGGTCCGCCACTGTAGCACGGGTCTTGGAGTTGCGTGGAGTGCGTGGTGTTGGCATTCCTAGCTCAAGGTTCGGAAGTTGGATCGGAGCGCTATCAATCGCGGAGCATCCGTGTTCTTCAGAATAGTCTGGGTTATTGGCGAAATTAGAGAAGCCGACGTGATTTAGATCTTCTCCTACTCTTTCAGATAGTGAGAGAAGTTGATTGGTTTGCACGAAATGGTTCATCTGGTTTTATGATTCTTGTTAGTTTTTTTCATATAGCTTTAACTTAAGTTCTTAAGAACAGACCCCAATGAATTGTTTCGAGGGGTGACGAATTGACGCCAAACTTTCTGACAATTTTCTTTTACCTCTTCTGGTACAACCTTGTTTCTAAAGTACCAAGAGGACCACTCTACTCCACTTGATGATCGAGGATAAGCCTCATGGTCCACCGCCGTCTGGAATTGAGTCAAATCGTTCGTGCCTGCAACTGATGCGGAATCTTCGATCTCCATCTCTTCATCATCATTTTCAACCAATCGACCTCGTATCTCGGCCAGCTGACCTACTGCTGCTCGATTACCTGCGTGGATTTCCTTCAACGCTCTAATGATCTCATCGTTCACTACATGCATGTTGAACCTGGGTGCTCGTTGGGCAGCAAAAACATAGAATTGAGCATTGATGATGAGCTCATTCAAATTGATGTGGTCAAGCTGTCTGGAATTTATTGAACGCGGAAGGCCCAATGAAGCTCCGATCACGTGGATGAAGGTGAAAAGATTTGAGTTAACAGTGGCTGAATACGGAGACTTCACAGCTTTTCCGAGTGTCATCAAGTATGGTGCGTACGAGTACAAGTTGTTGATCTCTTGTCCTGATCGCATCATTTTAGCGTATTCATCGGCGGCTGACTGCACCCAAATCCAGCTATGATAATAGTGGTTAGATTCGGTGGAGTTCATAATCTCCCGCATGTACGTGACTGCCACTAGAGCCGCCGCACTCATGTTGCGCAAAACCAATGTCCCCATGTTGAAAATTCGCCACTCGCTTTGAGGAACTCGGACAGTATACATGTCCAGCGCTGCTGCCACAAGGCCCAAATCTGGGAAGAAATTGTTCATCCCTCTGATTCCCGAATAGGAGCTCACGTCTGCGGGGAAGTCCGGATCAATAGATTTCACCATCTCCGTCAACCTGGTGTTAAAGTTCCTGCGGTAATCACCCAAATTCTCAATCATTAGAGAGTATCTAATGAATCCTACAACAACCATTACCAAGGCCTTAATGGCTTTCTCAGTTGCTGGCACAGTAGATTCTACTAAAGTCGGTGTACCGACAGCAGTTGCCGTGTAGAGATGGAGAGGGCTGGTGTTAAGGCTTCCATCAGTCAGGGGTATGCTAAAGGAGGTCCACGCGGTAGGCAATGTCGCAGTCAATTCCACCTGATAGGTCATCATCGATAAATGGAGGAAAGTTGCCAGCATCTTTGGATGAACAAGTTTCTCTCGAAATGATGCCATGACGGTGTGATAGTACTTGTGGACATCCGCTTTTTCCACCGAATACAAGACAACGGTTGGCTTCGCCCGGAATGCGTCAGCCGGGAATTGAGGAGAGGCTTCTCGTGGTAAGCTCTCCGGTACGAAGGCCGCTAGCTCCTGGTCCAAATTATACAATGATTCATTGGACAACGTGTTTGCATCGATGCGTTCCAAAATTTCACGTTGTCTATTCGTCAGGCTCTCGTAAAGAGAAATCATAGACTGTGAAGTCGCGGTGAATCTTTCGTCAGAGAAGTTCAATGCCATTTTAATTATTTGAAAAAACAAACACACACAGATGTTAATATATAATATTCTTGTTAGGTGTATGTCAGTATCTTAAATTCCTCTACAGGCTGCAACATTCAATTTTTT